TAAAGTGTTCCAAAACTTTTGATGTGTTAATGTTATTACGATCTGCAACCAATAGTCTAGGACCATCTCGTTTTGTTTGCTGACCAATAGTCTCTTCTGCGTGATTTTTTGTAATCTTAATACCGTGTTGAGAGTGTTGCATTACACCAATAAACTTTGGTATAACACCGCCAGCACGCTCGATTTGAATTAGATCACCTAAACCTAAATTGTGTTCCTCAATAATACCTATATTATGAAGAGTGACACGAGAAATAGTAGCATCATCAATCACAACAGGATCTATAACTCCTGTAGGGTTTACAGTTCCAGTGCGACCTACAACCCATAATACTTCTTGTAGAGTAGTGATAGCAACTTCTGTCATGCGCTTTTTGAGAGCTACAGCAAATCGTGGATATTTAGAAGTATATCCGAGCTGTTGTGATTTTACATATGAGTTACAGCGATATACTGTTCCATCTTTTGGATAATTCCATGCACGTTCTTCTAGAACTGTAAAGAATCCCATTGCTGTTAGAATTTTCATACGAGGTTTATAGTCCATATCAACTCCAAGCCAATCATGTGCTATAAAATTAATATTTCTATCTTTAAACTCATGAGCAGATTTTAACCCAAGTGCGCCTGAGACATAGTTTCTGAAGTTTTCAACTTCATTATCTGTTACACACTCACCATTGACAACAATCTCATCAAATTCCGTGTCTATACGGTGAGGAACATTTTTAATCCACTCCGCAAGATGAGTTACATCTTCACCTTGTTCGCCGTTACCGCGAGTGATTGCCAGTTTAAGTTTGCCTCTGCGATAAACTAATGTAAGATTTGAACCATCAATTTTCGGTAGAATCACATCCATCCAAGATTCTACTTCTTCTTCACCTTCATAAATTTTGCGAAGTGAATACAACTTATAAGGATGAGTAATTTTACCAGCTGCACCGCCAACATGAAGAGTTGGAGAGTCATAGTCTCTCCACCCTTGAGCAGATTCTATAGCCTCAAGTTGATCATATAGCTTATCATATTCTGCATCAGACAGAGTAGGTGCAGATAAATCATAGTAAGCATGATTATGTTTTTGGATAAGTTGTTTAAGTTCTTTGTAACTCATATAAAGAATATAACAGAGAAATTAAGTAAGAATCAATAGAAAACTCGAAGTATTACGAGTTTTCTACCATTTTAATTAAGTCTTCAAGATACCAACGAGCTTTTTTGAGATCTTCAAGCTGTTTTTGTTTATCTTCATGTTTTAAATTGTATCGAGTAACATATTTAATTACATTACCTTGAGAAAAACCCATATTCCATGAATCAATATATTTAGTTGTCTCAATACCTTTATTATAGTGAGGAGGATGATTTACCATATCTGTAGCACTGGATAAGTTATTTTGTTTCTCTGGAGATTGAATTACAACACGATTAAGAGGCTCTCCAAAAGGTCTAGAGTAGATAGTTTTTCCTCCATCTGGAGATTCATATATCTTTCTATTTCTTTTTTCTAGATCCCTCCAGGCTCTTTCTTCTAATTCACTACTAATTTTTTTATCTTTTTGCTCTTCTTCTTGTAATCGTCTCACCATATATTGTTCATATGTTTCTCTCATGTGTTCTCCTATTTAGAGTGTGGTGGCATTTTTGTTTCTACAAACCAAACATGTTGACGTGTTTTAGGGTGATATTTTTTCATACGAAGTTTAACTCCGTTTCTTAATTGATTCATGGTTTTTGAATGAATAAAATGGTACGAAGCAGAATTTCTTTTTTCTCCTTCGGGAATCATCCATACTTTATTATTTCTATTCTTTTTAGTTGCCATTAATTAACCTTTTGTTTAATTGCACTAAGAAGTTTAACAAGGTTTTCTTTTTTGTTAAGATTGACACCATCAACTTCAATCTCAAGGATTTCCTCTAGTTCACGAAGCATTACTTTAACTGTTTGAGAACGATCATCTTCTTCAGCTATAGGTTTTTCATATATTTTTAATTGAACTAATTTACTTATAACACTTCTGTAACCTTTTGAGAAATATTCAGCTAATTTATGAACGTCTTTTTGTCCCTCTACAGCATATAGTTTTATTAATTCTGCTTCTTGTTCGTCATTCCAAGCTTTTATGCTCATTTTTACTCCAATTCTAATTCTAATTGCGTGCTCCAAATATAACGTTGAGCTACCGCGTCACTTGCGTCTTCAAGCAAGGGGATAAGGGAACTAACTTCATCTGCAGGAATTGAATACCCAGATTTAGTAGGGTACCACTGACCGGTATCTCCATCCATTGAGTACTCTCTGATATGTAAATAAAGTTTTTCTCTAAATTCATTTATTGTTACTTTAACTGCATTTCCATTAGGTTTATGAAAAGCTGTTCCAAAATCAATATTCATAGTTTTATTATCTGCTCTGTATTGATAAATTTTTTTAACCAAGGGGTAACTGGGTAAGCTTTGAATACCTGTATTAAAGAATATCTTGTTTCAGTTTTTGAAAAGTTTACCATCCCATGAGCAACAATATCAGGATCAAATATTACTGATTGACCTTTTTTTAAAGACATTTGATCTAGTTTACCACTACTTTTAAACTGATAAATAAAATTCTCACTTTCTGTAAGAGCTGTTAAGAGTCTTAAATTATACTCTGATGCATCTTTAATTCCTACATTATTATCGTCAGTATGTAATTTTGTTTTTTTACCTGGTAGTTGTCTATGAATTCTAACTCTAGTTGTTTTTACTTCAAAAAAATCAACAAGAGGTTTGAAAAGTTTGTAATAAGCAGTATGTTTATAGTCTTCTGGATTTTCAATATTACCCTCTCTATAAAAACTATGTACGCTTCCATCTAAACTTTTTAAAGATATGGCATCAACACAATTCTTTAGATCATAATCGTCATGATCTTTCCAAGTAATTCTATCCCACTTATCAAAATCGAAATTAATTAATGTCTTCGCAACTGTAAGCATATAAATAATCCTTAATCTGATTTCCCTCAACAGGCCTGTCTAAGTAATCTTTTCCTAAAATCCAAATATTTGGATTTTTATTATGTATTTCGTTGCACCATTCTTCATAACATTTTTTAACTCCTGACAACCCTCTCAAATACTGAGCATTAACCGTATGAAATGCATTACTCCACCAAATAACAGAATTAGGTTCATCTGTAATATTAGAAGTTATTTTTTCTGGATTTTCACAGATATCACAATGTACAAATGAGTGTTTTAGTTTTTTATACTGATCCCAATGATTTTTAATAGCTTTTTCAGATCCCCACCATCCTATTTCTCGCTCCCAAAGTTGTTGTCTAGTCAGTGTTTCAGTCTCATTACCCCCAGTTTCACTAATATTATACTTCGCTTCAGCCCAAGCTAAAAAGGCAGGATAATCCTCTCCATTCCATTGCGATAAGAGTAACTTTTTAAAGGCAAGTGCAGGTTTACTATAATCATAGAATACTAGCTCAGTATCTTCATCGAAACCGAATCTATTTAAAATCATATTTGGTTTAAAACTTGCAGCTACTGAGTATAATTTTTTAATAGGTTTGGAGATATTGACATAATTTAAATCAATATAGTTCTCAGTATTCCAAAAAAATACACACTCTGGTGCAAAACTAACTATATTGTTTATCCAAGATAGTTGATGTTCTAGCTCCGCAGCACTGGTAGTAGGATAAATATATTGTTTTGACTCTCTAATTTTAGGATGAAAATTATACACAGTTAAGTCATTAGCTAAACTAGTGTTGATGAAATTCCACCCATCTACAAGCGGTGTGCATATAGTTAAATCTTCTGAAGGACGTAAGGATAAAGGCGTATAATCATCGTGAATATCTTTTGAATGTCTATTTGCTTTAGTTACGAATTCTTCTTTTGTTGATTTATTACCAAATACAGGACGATCAAATTTTTCATAATACTTTAGGTTGACAAGCATACACTGTTTATGTAAGCCATAATATCCATTAACACCTTCAGGATTGTTTTTATTCTTTTTAGCTTTATCCATAATATGTCCAGTTACAAAAAAATTTTGATTCTTAATCCATTTTTCAATAAAAGTAAAAAAAGATACATCTTTAATTATGTGACCAATAGATTGAACTATGCAATAATCAACGTTATAGTTTAGAGCTTCGTCTAAAACTTCATTAATGTCTTGTTTTACAACAATAGGACCGAAATATTTAAACCTTGTAAAAAACTCAGTAATTTCTTTTCTTTTTTGATCTAAAGATAAATTATTGTGTCTAGTATCATCATAGATACCAACAACATAATTTTTATTTATACCCATTTTTCTCATAGCTACGAACTACTAAGTCCTCAAATTTTTTTGCTTTAACTCCGTGAACAATTATGTGATACCTGTCTTCATTAGACTCATTAATATATGCGTGCTCATTACCTACATCTAATAACATCGCGGATCCTGGTTTAAATT